CAGCTCCTCGTGCAGGGCATCCTGATCGAGTCCGGCGCGATCGCCTTGGCGGGCGACGCCCGGGCGACGTCGGCGATCAAGACGAACTTTCCGATCTGGCTCGGCCAGCCGACCGCCGGTCCCGTGGGTGAGGGCGCGGCGAAGCCTGCGACCGGCGCCGAGTTCGGGCAGGCGGTCCTGAACGTCAAGAAGTTCGCGACGATCATCCTGTTCACGGACGAGATGATCCAGGACGTCCAGTCCGGCGACCTGAACGTGCTGGTCGACTCCGGGATCCGCACCGGCCTCAACGACGCCATCGACGCGCACGCCGTCGGCCTCACCCGCGGCACGCCGCTCACCAGCGTGTTCGACTCGACGCTGGCTGCGTGCACGACCACGGTCGAGTACCAGCAGGCGAAGCCGGACGGCTTGCAGTTCGCGATCTCGGCCGCGATGGGCATCCTCGAAGGCAACGGGTACGGCAACGCCGCACAGATGGGTGTCCTGCTCGGCTTCGGGTTCAACCAGATCCTCCGCGACGCCAGGTCGAGCCTGGACACGTCGCTGCCGATCTACGGCCCGGGCACCGGCCGCGACCCGCTGTACGGCATCACCTCGTTCGCGTCGACGAACCTGACGAACGCGTCGGCGGCACCGGCGGCTGGTGACGTGCTCGGCTTCGTCGTCAGCCGGCCGAACCTGCACGTCCGCATCCGCAACGACGTGCTCTTGTCGACGTCGAGCGAGGCGACGGTGAACGACGGCACCACCGACCGCAAGCTGTTCGCCGAGAACCTGACCGCCGTCCGCTACGAGACGCGGCTTGCGTTCATGATCCACGACATCAACAGGGCCTGCGTCAAGATCATCAACGCGGTCTGAGAGAGGAGGAAACACGGATGAGCACACTCGAGCACGCAGAGAACTCCTCGCCGCTCGCGGAGCACTCCACCTACCACCCCGACCCGGAGGCGCCCGTCGACGTTCTGCCGCCGCCGGGCCCGCACGTCCAGCAGGTCCGGGGCGTGCCCGGAGTCGGCACCACCAAGGCCAAGTCGGCCGAGAAGGCCGAGTAACCGATGCCGCTGCCTGAGTACCCGCCCAAAGCGTTCCAGGCTCCGCTCGGGGCGGGTATCGGGCTGAGCTTCGACTACGCCTACAGGACGGCGCTGCCGGGCTGGCCGGTCGACTGGTGGCAGCGTGACCTCGACGACCCGGTCGAGTGGGACACCACGTCGCTCGAAGGCCCGATCATGACCGACCGGATGATGAAGCTGCCGGAGCCGCCGCCATGAGCACCCCGGACGGGATCAAGGCACCGGCCGGCGTCCGCCCCTCGGTGGACGACATCGCCGTCTGGCTTCGCGCGCGCACGAAGGACTCGTTCGGGAACGAGGTCGGCACGTTCGACTCGGAGACCCGCCCAACCGACGTGCAGGTGGAGGCCGAGATCGACAAGGCGCTCGCGCAGGTGCTGATGCGGCTGCCTCCGGTCGAGCACCTGCCGCCCGAGCTCGTCCCGGCGATCTGCGACTGCGTCGCCTGCCGGACGGCGATCCGGATCGAACGTTCCTACTACCCGGAACAGGTCCGCACCGACCGGTCCGCGTACGCGGAGATGATCGCCGAGTGCACGTCCGACCTCGATGTCCTGGTCGCCAGGTCGAAGGAGCTCGTGACCGGCGGGTCGGCGCAGAACATCGGCATGATCCCGGTCCGGTCGTGGACGTCTATCCCTGTCGACGAGATCCCGTTCTCGCGGCCGTGAAGGTCGAGGTCGAAACCCGGGGCGTCGCCCGCACCGTCGCGGACATCACGGGGCTCGGCGTCCGCAGCCGCGACCTCGGCCCGATCAAGCGCGAGTTCGCCACGATCGTGAACCAGTCGACCGAACGCCGCTTCGCGAGTCGTGGCCCCGGCTGGCCGCCGCTCGCAGACGAGACGCTGCGGCAGAAGGCCGGATCGCAGCTACTCGTCGACACCGGCAAGCTCAAGCGGGCCGTGACGAACCAGGCCGTCAGCCAATCCAGCCAGGACGAGCTCGTCGCCGTCCCGAAGCCGGAAGTGCCGTACGCGCGCTTCCACCAGTACGGCACCCGCAACATGCCGAAGCGGAAGATCGTTGAGCTGCGGCCGTCCGAGCAACGCCAGGTCGCCAAGCTCGTCGAGCAGTACATCGCCAAGGGCAAGCGGTGACGCTGGCGCCGGCAGCGGACACGATCTTCGGCCGGATCGTCACCGGAGCCGACGTCGAGGACTGGGTGATCGCCTGCCTGCAGAAATGGTCGGACACGTACCTGGCCGAGATCGCCCGGCAGCACGGCCTCCCGGAGACAGCGCTGCCTCGGGTGCGGGCGTGGGTGCCGACGTTCTCGTACGACAAGTGGCCGGAAGACCAGCTGCCGGCGGTGTTCGTGCTCTCGACCGGCACCTCCGAGCGTCCCTCGAGGTCAGGGGACGGGTCCTATTACGTTCGCTGGACGGTGCAGCTCGGCGTGCTCTGCACCGCGAACACGCAGGAGGCCGCGTCGAAGCTGGCGTGGCTGTACGTCGCCGCCCACCGGATGCTCTTGGACCAGCGGTCGTCGCTGGACGGCGTCGTCGACGGCACCGTCTGGATCGGCGAGGGCGACATGCCGCTCTCCTACGACGACACCCGCACGCTGGCCGGACGTGTGTGCACGTTCACGGTCGACGTCGACAACGCCGGCAACGCCAACGCGGGGCCGGTGACACCGGACGAGCCGCTGGTGCCGCCGACCGGTCCGTGGCCGCCGTGGTCGACGGTGCAGGTCGTCGAGATCGACATCCAGAACCAACGCGTCGACCAGGCGCTTCCCGCGCCGACCCGAGAGGAGGAGTAAATGCCAAGGCCAGGCTGGGACGTCATCTCCAGGACGGCCCCGATCCCACCGCAAGTCCCGGTCGACACCGGCGTCGGGTTCGTCGTCGGCGGCACCGCGATCGGCCCGGTCGTGCCGGCGCTGATCCAGTCGCTCGACCAGTACGTGGCCGTGTTCGGCGCCCGCACCGGCGGCGTCCCCTTGTACGACCACGTCGACGTCTACTTCCGTGAGGGCGGCTCGAAGCTGTGGGTGTGCGCCGTCCCGACGACGCCGTCGCTGCTCGCCGCCGGGCTGAGCGAAGTCCCCGGCGAGGAGCCCGTCGCGGCCGAGGAACCGACGGCGAAGAAGGGCGCGAAGGACGCTCCGGAGGTCACGCCTCAGGCGGTGACGACCGCGCAGCTGCAGGCGTGCCTCGACCTGTTCACCGACGCGTACGGGCCGGGGCAGGTGTGGGCGCCAGGCAACGTCGACCCGGTCCTGAACACGTACCTGCTCCAACACGCGCTCGACCACAACCGCTGCGCCATGCTCGAGGTCGCGCCGTCGCAGACGTCGGCGCAGCTGATCACCTACGCGACGGCGTACAAGACGTCGCCGGGTGTGCAGCGCTCGGCGATGTTCGCGCCGCTCGGGATCTTCCCGGGCGTCACGCCGGGCACCACACGGGCGATCGGGTGGACGGCGGTCGCGGCAGGCCGGGTCGCCTACAACGACTCGCACGGCATCAACCCAGACGTGCCTGCCGCCGGCGTCAACGGCATCTCCGCGTACGCGCTCGACCTGGGGATGAAGTACACCGACAGCGAGTACACGAACCTGAACTCGAACGGCGTCAACATGGCCCAGTACCGGTGGGGCGCGTTGGAGACGTACGGGTGGCGCACGTTGGCGGACCCGACGACGCTGCCGGACTGGTGGAGCTTCGGGTTCTCCCGGTTGCGGATGGCGATCGAGGCCGACGCCGGCGCGATCGCCGAGCAGTACGTGTTCTCGCAGCTCGACGGGCGGGGCACGACGATCGCGCAGTTCGGCGGCGACCTCCGCGCGATGCTGGTGCCGTACTGGGAGGCCGGTGCCCTGTACGGGCAGACGGCCGAGGACGCGTTCCAGGTCAACGTCGGGTCGGCGGTGAACACGCCGACGACGATCGCGAACGGCGAGCTGCACGCCGTGCTGATGGTGCGCATGTCGCCGTTCGCGGAGTACGTCGTGATCGAGATCGCCAAGGTGTCAACGACCCAGGCCATCGCAGCCTGAGAGAGGAGGATGAGCAGCGATGCTCGAGGCCAACTACAAGGTCACCGCCCGCGTCGACGGCAAAGACCTGGGCATCTGGGACAAGTTCACCGGCGGCGAGATCGACTCGGACGAGGTCCGGTACAAGCCCGGGGCGATGGGCGTCCCGATCTCGCTCGGCGGCATGATCAACATCGCCAACGTCGTCATCGTCCGCATGTTCGACCTGCAACGAGACCAGGCGGTGATCCACTGGCTGATCGGCCGGGTCGGGAAGGGGCAGATTGTGATCAACAAGCAGCCGCTCGACCCGGACGGAAACGCGTACGGGCGGCCGCTCGTCTACCAGGGCAAGATCAAGAAGGTCACGCCGCCGCCGCACGACAGTGAGTCGGCGAACGTGGCGCTGGTCGAGATCGAGATGGTGCCCGCCGGGACGGTGGCTTGATGGACGAGACCTATCCGAGCTCGTTCGGCGAGCATCCAACCGCCCCAGCCCCGGTCGAGGACAGTCCGTTGCTGGCGGCGGTCAGGGCGGAGCGGGCGAAGGCGGCGGAACGTCACGTGTACGACCTGGACGTGCCGGGCTACGGCGGCCTGCTCGTCCTGCGGCTCGGCCCGGTCGGCGGCCGCGTCGGCACGCAGCTGCGCGAGCGGTGGATCCAGTCGAAGTCGCCGGACAAGGACACGAACCTGAACGCCGACACGATCATCGCCGCCTGCCAGGAGGCTCTCGGTCGCGTCGAGCAGGGAGGCGAGCTCGTCCCCCTCGACGACGAAATGCCGGTGCGTCTCGACGACGAGCTGGTGCGGATGCTGCACCTCAACGTCGACAGCCCGAACGGGAAGCCGCCGACCGCCCGGCAGGTGCTGTTCGCGCTGTTCGACGCAACCCACGACCCCGACCTGGCGATCGCACGCGCGGGCGGCGAGTTCATGGAGTGGGCCTCGACCGCCGACAGCCAGATCAGCGAGGAGGCGCTGGGGGAATCCTGAGCGGGCCCGAGGTCGCAGCCGTGGCGCAGCTCGCCGCGCTCGGGCTGCCCGCACTCCGTTACCTGACCAGCCATGACGAGGAGGAACGGCTGATGCTGAGGGCCGTCGCGGTCAAGACCGACGAGTACGTGGACCTGCTGCAGCGCAGGCTCGCCACGCACATCTCCAACGCGCTGGTGAAGGCGAAGGTCGTTGGAAGCGGTTGAGGTCATCCTCAAGCTGCTCGGCGCGCGCGCGTTCCAGCAGGACGCCGCCAAGTCCGCCGAGGCGGTCGGCAAGGTCGGGTCCGCGTCCGACAAGGCGGGGAAGCAGGCCGGGCTGTCGTGGAAGTCGGTGGCGAAGTGGGGCGGCGCCGCCGGCGTCGCCTACGGCGCGCAGCGGTTCCTGCGCTCGTCGATCTCGACGACGGAGGAGCTCGGCCAGTCGACATTGCAGCTGAACCGGATCACCGGCATGGGCGTCAAGCAGTCCAGCGAGTGGGCGGCGACGTTGAAGGCGCGCGAGGTGCCGGTCAAGAACTTCCAGATGGGCCTGGTGATCCTGTCGCGGCAGATGACGAAGGCGAACGACACGACCGACAAGAACGCGCAGAAGGTCGCGCAGCTCAACCAGCAGTACAACCTGTACGCGGCGCAGGGCGGCAAGAAGGCCCAGTCGCAGATGGCGTCGATCCAGAAGCAGATCATGTCGGCGACCGCCAAGCAGCAAGACAACCTGTCGATGTGGCAGAAGCTGGGCGTGTCGATGGACGACGTCCGCAAGGGCAAGACCGAGCAGGTGCTCGAGCAGATCTCGACGGCGTTCGCGAAGATGAAGAACCCGGCCGAACGTGCCGCCCTGGCGCAGAAACTGTTTGGCCGCGGCGCGATGACGCTGGCGCCCTTGTTGTTCAAGGGCGGCAAGGCGATCCGCGAGCAGTTATCGACGGCCGGCAAGTACGTCGACTTCAACGCGAAGAACGCCAAGCAGATCAAGCAGGAGATCGCCGACCAGCGTGAGCTCCGTCTCGCCTACATGGGCGTGCAGGTGTCGCTCGGCAAGGCGCTGCTGCCGGTGATGATCGCCGTGTCGCAGATCATCCTCAAGATCACGAACCTGCTGGGGCCGTTCATCAAGAACGGCACGCTGGTCAAGGTGGTGATCATCGCGCTCGCCGCCGCGTTCATTGCGTTCAAGCTCGCCACGCTCGCCGCCACGATCGCCGAGATGGGATTCATCGCCGCGTTCGTCGCGGCGAACATCGAGATCATCGCCGTCATCGCCGTCATCGCGTTGCTCGTCGCCGGCGTCATCTACGCCTGGAAGCACTTCAAGTGGTTCCGGGAGGCGGTGTACGCGGTCTGGAACGCGATCAAGTTCGCGTTCACCTGGGTCAAGAACAACTGGCCATTGCTGCTCGCAATCCTCGCCGGCCCAATCGGGATCGCGGCGCTCGAGATCATCAAGAACTTCGACGCGATCAAGGCCGTGATCATGGACGCGTGGAACTGGGTCAAGAACCACTGGCAGTTGCTGCTCGCGATTCTGCTCGGCCCGATCGTCGGGCCGGCGGCAGCGGTGCCGTTGATCATCCAGAACTTCGGGCGGCTCAAGAAGTTCGTCGTCGGCGTCTTCAACGAG